CTCCCCTTGGCTAGGATATACACTGCGATAGGGGAGCTTTTTTAATTGGGAGAATAAAATTGGGAAACTGGCCCGCTGATAAAATCACGCAAAGAAAAGTTACTGCTTTAGTTCCATATGCCAGAAATAGCCGAACTCATAGCGATGAACAGGTTGCACAAATAGCTGCCAGCATTAACGAGTGGGGGTTTACAAATCCAATATTAGTTGATCCAGATGGTGGGATTATAGCGGGCCACGGACGATTATTGGCGGCGCAGCGGCTTGGCATTGATGAAGTTCCAACAATGACCGCTGTTGGATGGACGGAAGCGCAAAAGCGAGCCTACGTCATAGCAGATAATAAATTGGCCTTAAATTCTGACTGGGATATGGAGCTTTTAAGAATTGAGCTTGACGATCTCTCAGATTTAAATTTTGAAATGGATCTTGTGGGATTTTCCCCAGATGACTTTGAAGCATTAAATTTCGACAGTGATGCAGAGGCAGAAATGCCAGATTTAAACGATGGGGATAGGGAGCCATTCCAACAAATGACTTTTACAATGCACGACGATCAAGTTGAGCAAGTGAAAGAGGCCATAGAAAAGGCAAAAAAGATGGGGCCATTTGTTGATACAGGAAATGAAAACGGGAACGGGAACGCCATTTCAAGAATTTGCGAGATCTTCAATGGCCTCAGCTAAAAATCTTTTAATAAAACCAATTTCAAGTGCGGCGGCGACTAAGGTTGTTAGGGCAATTCATTACAGCGGAAAAGTTGCAGCAAATTCACAGCTTCATTTCGGTGCTTTCTGGAATGGAAAGCTTGAAGGAGCAATGCAGTTCGGGCCTTCGTTAGATAAAAGAAAAACCCAAGCGCTTGTGTCTGATACAAAGTGGAACTCTTTTCTTGAATTGAACAGGATGGCGTTTTCTGAGGTTCTTCCAAGAAATAGCGAAAGCCGTGCCCTTAGCGTTGCAATGAGGCTTATTAAAAAACATTACCCGCACATTGATTGGATCATAAGCTTTAGCGATGGAACGCAGTGCGGAGACGGAACAATATATAGGGCCGCTGGATTTCATCTGACTTCAATTAAAAAAAATACAAGCATTTGGGAGGCTCCAAATGGAGAAGTCTCTACTGACCTTTCTTTGCGGCTTGGACAGCAAAATAAAACAATAAACAAAACATCAGTGACCAAAGGGAAATCAATAACCCAGACGGGCGCATCTTCAATGAAACCATTTCGTGAAGCTGGGTATAAGCCAAAGAAAGGGTTTCAGCTTAGATATGTTTATTTTTTAAATAAAGACGCAAAAGAAAGGCTGACAGTGCCTATTCTTCCATTTAGCGCGATTGACGAAGCTGGCGCTGGAATGTACAAGGGAGAAAGGCGTGGAAAGTAGGCAATGGTTTTTTCCCAATTTCACAGCGGCGGTGCGACACCGACCTCCACGCTCCAATCAAATCAATTAAAAATTGCAGATATGTGCAGAATTTCCAAATTTTGTAACTGCATAAATCATTGTGCGCTTACCATCAAATTGCGCCGCATATTCTTTAGCGGCCTCAATGGTTTCAAAATCTTTTCTTGATCTTTTCCCGCTTATGATCCGAACCGCTGTAAAGATTGTGCCAGCTTCTAAGCATTGCTTTTCATATTCATTTAAGGTCATATCGCTTCTCCCAATTTATGATTTTATGTGTAGCACACCAGTCAGAATGAGAAAGAAAATTCACTAAATATCAATGTGGTTTCACCATTCAAAATTTATGTTATAAAGGTATTGTTTACGGCAGGGGGTCAAAATGATGGATCATGAGACAGAAGAATTGGAGCCACATAATAAGCGCGGCCCGAAAGGCCCGTCAAAAATACTTACGGATCAAGACTTTAACATGCTTTTAAGCATGGTTCGTATTCAGTGCACACAAACGGAAATATGCGAAATCTTAGGGATGTCAGATACTACGCTAAACCGAAGGCTTAAAGAACGAGATTATGAAAATTTTGAAGACCTCTATAAAAAACATAACTCAGAAGGAAAGATGAGCCTTCGACGCTTTCAATGGAAGGCAGCGGAAAACGGGAACGCCACTATGCAGATTTGGCTTGGGAAGCAATATCTTGGTCAAAGAGATAAGATCAACGCAGAATTAACTGGTGAAAACGGTGGGCCAATCATCACAAGAGTAGAAAGTTTTTTCGTTGAGCCGCCATCAAGCGATTGATCAGGGTGTAATTTCTTTTGCTCATCCAGCTTGGTCACGCCCGCTGTTCCAAGGGGATCGTGGTCGGCCAAGGTATAGAGCGGCAAAGGGCGGTCGGGCTTCTGGAAAGTCGCACTTTTTTGCAGAAATTTTGCTCAAGCGCATGATTGAAAACCCAGACACTAAGGCAATATGTATTCGGGAAGTTCAGAGATCCCTTGAATTTTCGTCTAAACAGCTTTTAGCGGATAAAATCATATCAATGGGGTTGCTCCATTATTTTGAAATACAGCAAAATCGTATTCGTTCTGTTTTTGGTGAGGGGATAATAATATTTCAAGGTATGCAAGATCACACTTCCGACAGCGTGAAATCTTTGGAGGGCTTTGATATTGCTTGGTGCGAGGAAGCTCAATCTTTATCGAGCCGATCCATTGAACTTTTAGATCCAACGATAAGAAAAGAAGGTTCAGAAATTTGGTTTAGCTGGAACCCGTATAAAAAAACCGATCCAGTTGAAGAATTTTTTACAGATAACGATCAGGCAGTTCTAGTTCATGTAAATTATCTGGAAAATCCGTTTTGCAGCGAAAACATAAAGGAAATGGCTGCGCGGTCTAAGGCTCAAAATATTTCAAAATATAATCACGTTTGGCTGGGTGATTATATGAAAGATGTTGAAGGAGCTTTGTGGAAAGACCCAATGATAAAAATGGCACAAAGTAAGGACGAGGTTCCGCAGCTTGAACGAATTGTGGTCGCTATAGATCCAGCGGTGACAGCAAAAGAAAATAGTGACGAAACAGGAATTATAGTCGCGGGCAGATTAGGTGAAAGATTTTATATTTTGGATGACCTGAGTTTAAGGGCATCACCAGATACTTGGGCGCGGGCCGTTGTAGAAGCATATCACCATTGGAACGCCGACAGAATTGTTGCAGAAGTAAACAACGGTGGTGATTTGGTTGAAAAAGTGATAAGAACTATAGACAGAAGTGTTCCCTATACACCCGTCAGGGCATCAAGGGGTAAGATATTAAGAGCGGAGCCAATAGCGGCTTTGTATGAGCAAGGGAAAGTTTCCCATTGTGGAGAGTTTAGGGAACTTGAGGATCAAATGACCAGTTACACCCCACTGTCAAAAAAGTCTCCTGATCGTTTGGATGCTTTGGTTTGGGCTTTAACTGAGTTAAGCATATCAACAGGGCAAGCTGTTTGGAGAATTAGCTGATGGGTATTTTGGACAATATAGCGGCCATTTTGGGGCGCGGGCAGTCTTTCGAGCGCAAAGAAGCGCCTCAGGTTCATATCAGCGGTCCGTCATATAGCGGAACAAAAAAAGATAATTTCAAAGCTTTTGCACAAGAAGGCTACAAGGAAAACGCTATTGTTTATCGTTGCGTGAATGAAATCGCTAACGGCGCAGCTTCGATCCCTTTTTGCGTTTATCAGGGAGATATAAAGCTTGAAAGCCATCCCCTGATTTCTCTTTTGGAACGGCCAAACCCGCTTCAAGCTGGTATTGAATACTTCCAAAGCCTCTATTCCTACTTGCTTCTGTCTGGGAACTCTTATGCTTTACAATCAGACATAAATGGCGTTCCGCGTGAATTGCATATCTTGCGGCCAGATCGAATTGAAATTGAACCAAGCTCAACCGCAATTCCAAAGGCTTACAAATACAAGCTTGGCTCTGAGGTCGTAAAAACCTACCCCGCTGACCCAGTAACGGGAGGGGCAGAGGTTAAGCACTTTAAGCTTTGGAACCCTCTTGATGATTATCTTGGGCTTTCTCCATTAGCCGCAGCGGCTTTGTCTATTGACCAGAACAACATGGTTTCCAAGCATAACATTGCGCTTCTGGCTAATGGAGCGCGGCCATCTGGCGCTATTGTTTTTAAACCCGCAGATGTCGCTGGCAATAGGTTGATGCTCACAGATGGGCAGAGAGATCAGTTGCAGAATGATCTGGCAAACAGGTTTAAGGGCGTAAACAACGCAGGGCGTCCAATGTTGCTTGAGGGTGATTTTGATTGGAAAGAAATGGGGATGTCTCCAAAGGACATGGATTTCTTGAGCCAAGCAAATATGACTGCAAAGGATATTGCTCTTTGTTTTGGCGTTCCTTCGCAGCTTATCGGCATCCCAGACGCGCAAACCTATGCGAATGTCCAAGAGGCAAGGCTGGCGCTATACGAGGAAACGATTATTCCTTTGGCGCGTAGGATCGAAAGCGATTTAAACGAATGGCTGGCCCCAGCGTTTGGCGATGATATTAAAATTTCGTATGATATTGATGCCATCCCAGCCATGACAGAGCGGAGGCGCAGGGTTTATGAAAATGTTACTGCGGCAGTTAGGGATGGGATTATCTCTCGCAATGAGGCGCGTGATAGATTGGGCCTTGAACCCATCAGCGGGGGAGATGAAGTCTTTATCGCTGCAAATCTATTCCCGCTGGGTGGACCAGAAATCGCAGAAGATGAAGGTCAAGATCCAGAAGATGCTGGGAAAGAAGCCTACGGCGAAACCGAAATAAAAAAAAAGAGTGAAGTAGCCAAGGACACTTTCACAACCAGAGCGGAAGCATCGGCACGGGCTTCTGAGATTGGATGCGTTGGCACTCACCAGCATACAGTTGACGGTCAAGCGGTGTTTATGCCTTGCGATACCCACTCTGAATATGAAGATTTGACTGATGGCGGCGAAAAGGCTGAAAGCGATGTAAATACAACGCCCACCGAAGCAATGGCGAGAAATGCAGAGCGTGGGCTAAATCTTCGCAAGGAATATGGGCGCGGTGGAACTCAGGTAGGGGTTACGCGGGCTAATCAGCTAAAGTCAAAGGAGCGCCTAAGCCCCAGAACGGTTCGCAGAATGCACAGTTATTTTTCCAGACATGAAGTAGACAAGCGAGCGGAAGGCTTCCGCAGGGGTGAAGCTGGATGGCCCAGTGCGGGTTTGGTGGCTTGGCTTCTTTGGGGCGGTGATGAGGGCCAGAGTTGGGCGGCTCGAAAAGTGAAGGAGCTAGATAAAGAACGTGATAAGGCTCAAGAGTTGGCTGCATATATGGAAGATTTGCAGATTGAGGAAAAAGCGCCGACTAAAATCTCGGAGGCGGTCAAAAAAGGTTTAGCCGAAAAGGTGAAAGACCATAACGAAAAACACGGCGACAAAAAGGGCAAGAGGGTCACTCAGAGGATGCTGGAGGCGGTTTTCCGTAGAGGCGTGGGCGCTTATAACACAAACCCTTCTTCTGTGCGTCCTAGCGTTAGTTCTGCGGATCAATGGGCATACGCTCGCGTAAATGTATTTTTGCAAGCCGTAAGAACAGGGAGATATAAAAGCGGAAAGTTTGACACCGATCTTTTACCAGAAGGACATCCGCTAAAATCCAAAGATAAGAAGTAGATTATTCATCGTCGGTGAATAAGCGCTTGTATTCTTCTTCTGTGATTATACCGTATTCTTTGGCTTCATTTGCTAGGATCAACGCCCACTTTTCGCCATCTGGGCCATCAATCGCTTGGTCAAATGTGCGAGAGGCATCCTCGATTAGATAGGCTTCAATGCAATTGTAAGCCTCATCAAGTTCTTGGTCTTGGCCTTCAAGTTCCAAAAATTTGTAAGCGGCCAATCCCTTCATGAGGCTGAGGGTCTTTGGCATGTCTGCGCCGAAAATTTCCATAGACAAAACTCGCATTTTAAATTCTGGATCATCGAGATTTCCCAATTTTATAATTTGCTTAACGTAATCTGAGAACCTTTCGGCCCTCAGAATAAATTGCTCCGATACTTTCATTATGCCCACCCCATGCTAACAGCAAAGATCCAGCCCACAGACGCGGCACCGATCACCGCGAAGATAATAACATCTTGCTTCCAATTTGTCATAACGTCCACCTTCCATAATCAGCGGCCTTCTCATCCATAAAGCAATTGCCGCAAGCCACAAAGCTACTTTTGAACCAATCGCGGAAGGTTTCCCCCTCATCTTTGATTTCATCAAAGTAGATTTTCAGAGCGGCAAGATCCTCACCGCTCAATTCAACTGTATGTTCAATTTTGATTTTCACCAAACCTCTCCTTCTTCCATGAAATCAATGGCGTCATAAATTCCCAGCGGAGCGGAGAGAGATCCATCATCTCTGATGCGGCGAATAGCAAAAGTTTTTGCGCCGTGATGCGAGAGCCAGCGCTTCCCAAGCTTCATGGCGGTAGTTGGGCTGATAGCATCGAACTCTATCATGTTACGGTGGTCAAGCGGCCATTCAAGCGCGGTCTGCGGAACTTCCACATGGATGACGCACTTGTTACCCCTTCCTGATCTTACCTTGCCATCAAGACGCGCTAAGCGCTTTTTGGCTTGTTCGTCAGAAAGAAGAAATTTAATTGAATGTGGCATTTTTTACCCTCCAAGGTTGTGGGGGATTTCTCCCCCGTTTGATTTATGCGGCCAGTTTATAAGGCTTCTCATATTTGCCGATATTGATGGCGATGTAGTGGCTTCTATGAAAATAGTCGCTCATGCTGTCATCATTGTTGAAGAAGTCTGGCCCCTCCATTGCGGCAATTAGCTCTTTCAAAAAATCGCGGGCAACTGGGTGATCTGCATAATGCTCATCAATCCAGTGAGTGTTGACCTGATAGTCAAGCGGGTGCTTCATGTCGAAAGCTATTGGCCCCTCCTTGAGCGTCACAATCAAAGTCATATGATGGCGAACCGCGATGCTTGCCTTCATGTCGTATTTTTTTAGAACCGCCTTGATGGCTGGCGCTAAAGCTTTCTTTTTTTCCTGATTGATATAAGCCATTTATTTCCTCCGTTTCTTATGACTTTTGTGTGCAGTATTTTTGCCATAGTGTCAACAATATATTTACAAATAATTAACACTATGGCTTTTTAATTAACCCAGCGCTTCCTCATATCGGTTCATAAATACGGCCATTGCAACCGATAGATCCTTGAGGCTTGCGCTCTCCGCACATTCCCTGATCGTGACCCAAGGGTGCGGTTTTCCTTGGGGATAAACTCGCGATTTAAGGTCGCCTACTGGGGCATCTGCTGGGTCCGCATCAGTAGAAGCCACAGGGGCATCCGTAAGCGAGTATTCCGAAAGCCTTTGCATGATGGGGGCTAGAAGCGCGGCAACCTCATCAGGCGAAGCCTTATTGCTGGACGCTGATTTTTCAATCAGGTCGAGATAGTCGCACATTTTGGCAACGCGGCCATGATTTGAATTGTTAGAAAAGTTTGACATTTTTTTGCCTCCATAGGCTGTTGAAATTATAAGAGAGCGGGTGCGACTATTGCCGCGTTGATTATGACAATCACGATGACCTTGTAGATCAGCGGTAAAGTTTCGAACCAAACAAAGATCCTGTCTAGCATTTTTCTTCCTCCTTTCTTCCAAGCAATCGTAAAATGGTGGGGCCGAAGCCCCGTTTTAATTTTTATGAGAAAGTGTTTTTTGCAGCGCATAAGAAAGAAATTCCGTCAAAGATTGCTTGAACCCAGTTGCCTTCTGCGGCGCTCAAGCAAAGGCATGAAAAGCTGTCCATTGCTGCTACCGCTGCCTCTGCGTCTTTGATGATTGTCTTGGCTGTCATTTCGTTTCTCCCTCTCTATGTAAACAGGTGTACAGATTGCCGATAAAAGTGTCAACAATTTATTTACAAAAAAGAGAAGTAATAACAAATTAATTTGGGCGGGGGATTTCTCCCCCTTTCCCTCAGATGGCTCCCTCCTTTTCTCTTGCTAGTGCATCAGATGCGGCCATGATCACAGCGAGCGGCGTCATCTTTCCATCCAGATAATAAAAGCAGCGAGTGAAGGTCGTGCCATGCTCGTTTGTGACAAGATGGGGGGTCGCGCTAACTGGAAGCCCGCCGAACAATCTTCCGATTTCGATTGCCTCATGATATTGGGCCATCCGCTTTTGGATCATCTCATGAACCGTCTTGTTTATCTCCTTGTGCTTCTTTTCGATCCTGTCGCTCTTGGGTGCGGGCTTGATGACATCCATAGCTTTCAATTCAGCGCGAAGTGCCACAAGCTTTTCTAAGTCGGCATGATGCGCGAGATCGAATAGGCGCATGTGCTTTTCGCGGATTTGATAAAGATCAAAGGGGATGGCCCAGTAATCTTCGCGTGAAAGATGATCTAAAGCAAATCTGCCGTTTGCATCTCGGATAATTTGGTAAGCGCCGCTTACGTATGCCAATGCGTCTTTCTTGTGCGACTTAGCGGCAAAAGTTCCATCTTCTTGGATCAGGCTGAAAGCTCTGTCCAGATAATCTTGAATTTTTTTTGCTCCCATAATGTGCATTTTTGTTTCCTCCTTTTCTTCATTATGTGTAATTCAGCCCCGCCTATATGTCAATAATTTATTTACAAATAAAATAATGATCCTGGGATTATGTAATAAAATCAATAACTTAGCTATTATCTTTTTTTGATAAACTAAGCGTGGTATAAGGGTTCATGGCTTTTCCAGTTTACATCAAAGCGGGCAAAACCCGCCTCTCAATCGCTAAAGAGATCAGGGAAGTGAACCGCTTGAGAATGGGCTATGAACGGGGGATGCAGCGAAAGCTACAAAGCCTTTTCCTCAAGACAGCTAGACAAGCGGCCAAGGCTTACGAGGTCGGCGGCAATATCGAAGCGGCCACCAGTGATCTTGAGGCAGAGCTTGGGGCGGTATTTCGGGCGACATATACAAGCGTGATTGATAAGTTTTCCAGCCGTGTCACAGAGAACAGAAAGGCAGAAAGCCAATTTCAAAGCCTGATCTTTCAATATTACGCAAGAGAGGGTGCATCAAAGGTTGCGGGGGTTGCGGCAACAACCAGACGAGGCATTTTAAAAGCCATACAGCTAGGGGAAACTGAGGGGCTAGGGGTTGATAAGACAGCCAAGCTGATCGTTGACCGCACAGGCGGCACAATCGGGCGCTCAAGGGCGGCGACTATTGCAAGGACAGAAACCCATGCGGCTGCGTCTTTTGCCACTGACGAAGCAAACAGGGAACTCGGGTTGCCAGCACAAAAGAAGCGTTGGGTCTCTGTTGGCGACAGTAGGACACGGCCAAGCCATGCAGCGGCTAACGGCCAAGAGGTCGGGATTGATGAGCCTTTTATCATCAGAGACAAGGGCGTTGAGATAGAAATGAAATACCCGCACGATGGATCTGGCGGGGCTTCAAATAATATAAATTGTCGATGCTTGGCAATTTACTTCACTGATGAGGATGATCTTTTCGATGATGGCGGGTCTGTCCAAGAAATTGGACCCTTGGTGATAGATGAACCTGCGGCAGCGGTTATCCCCCTTGCGCCTAGAATAGCAATATCTGACTTGATCACGAATGTTAAAAGCAAAAAGAAATTGAAAGAATATGACGATAAGATTAACGATTTTACCAATGACCAGCAAAAAAGAATTTTTGCAAAGTATGACAGGCCCAGTCAGATCAGAAATAGAAAAGGTAAATATTTCTCTCAGTCTAAAACGCTTGATGCTGCGGTTACTGGAGAAGTGTTAGAACATGAATATGGGCACCATTTTGATCATATGTTTGCAAGCAAGGCATTCACGGGCCGAAATAAATGGTTTTACTCACATCAAGACAAAGACTTTCAATTAGCATTTATTGAAGATAGCGCAGATTTAGGGCTTGGGGAGCGCGGCGTTGATCTGGATGGAGTTTTAGGCCACCGTTTAGCGGAAGGCTTTGACGAAAAATTGCCAGCTTATAAAGAATTTTTGTTCAAAAAAGTTACAAAGATGAAGAAAAGGCGAAGTGGAACCTATCTAGTTAATACAGTGGAGGGGAAATTTGATGGCGCAACTGCAATTTCAGACATTATCGATGCCATGACTTCGGGATATTTCCAAGACAATCACTATGTTTTCGGTCATGGGGTCAGTTATTTCAGAAGATACGGGAGCAAATACAGCGAAACTTTCGCGAACTTATTCGCGATTTATGCAAGGCCAAAAGCGTGGAAGGAAGCCCAAAGGCTTTTCCCTCGCACTACAAAAAGATTTCAAGAGATACTGGATAATTTCGATGATAAGTGATGAGCAATATCAAATAAGGTTAAATTCTGCGATTGAGGATGAGGATTGGGTATCGTTATATCGGGATCTTTTTGGCGCATTGCCTGAAGGATTTGGTGAAGATTGGGGCTTTTATCCAATCGAAAAAGTAGCTGACGCGGTAATTGATAGAAAGCCAATAAAGATAAAATCACCATCTTTGAAAGATAGCGTGGTCCTTTGACATCAGGTCATCATTCAATGGTGGTTTAAATTACTTCTACAATATGGTAGATTGCGAATAATGAAAACGTGAGGACGCTCACCATGCCGTTACCAAAGCCCAATAGTGGCGAAACAGAAGCAGATTTTATGGGTCGCTGTATGGGCGATGATAAAGTCGTTTCTGAATATCCAAGCAGAACCCAACGGGCAGCGGTTTGCTTGTCCAGTTATGGCAAGTCAGAACCAAAGGAAAATGAAATGAGTGATGATATTGAGTTCAAAGATGAAACGCTTGATGTAAAGTTCGACATCAAAGCAATGGACAGGGATGAAGAAAAGGGCGAGTTTAGCGGTTACGGCTCTATCTTCGGGAACAAAGATCTTGGCAATGATGTTGTCGTTGAGGGAGCTTTCGCCAAATCTATCGGGCGCAAGGGCGCAAAGGCTGTGAAAATGCTTTACCAGCACCGCGCAGATGAACCCATAGGGGTCTTTGATGAAATCATTGAGGATGAACGTGGCCTTAAAGTCAAAGGCCGTTTAGCTATGGGCACCCAGCGGGGCCGAGAGGTTTATGAGTTGATGAAGATGGGCGCAATCGATGGTCTTTCCATTGGGTATCGCGTCGATGCAAAAGGTTACGACTACGATGACAAGCGTAAGCGGCGCTATCTTAAGTCGGTAGACCTTATGGAAATTTCTGCGGTTACTTTTCCGATGAACCCCAAAGCTAGGGTTTCTGCGGTAAAGACTGACAGGACAGTCCGTGAATGGGAAGAAGTCCTGCGGGATGCAGCGGATCTTTCCAGAAGCGAGGCGAAAGTTGCAGCTTCGGCTGTAGCAAAGGCACTGGAACAGCGGGATGCTGGCGCTCAGGAAATGCCTTCTGAACTGGTAGGCGAGTTAGATCGCTTAACCAATATCCTTAAATCCTAAACAGAAAGGTTGATTGTCATGGATGATAATCTCAAAACTTATCTGGAAGGACTGAACGGTGCTTTTGAGGAATTTAAAGCAACAAACGATCAGCGCCTTGCAGAAATCGAAAAGAAAGGTGAGGCTGATCCTTTAGTTGAAGCCAAGCTTTCAAAAATCGAAGCGGATCTTGACCGTTTTGAAAACGTAAACCAGAAACTTGTGCAGCAAGAAAAAGCTGCCGAAGGTTTCGCTGAGAAATTGGACAGCATTGAAACCATGCTCAAGCGTCCAAACTCAGGCGTTGAGGCTAAAGAGATTGATTTCTCGATGAAAGCTTGGGACAAATTCATGCGTAAAGGCCAAGAAGGCTTAGACGCTGATGAAACCAAAGCCTTGACCGTTGGAACAGCGGCAACCGCTGGCAACTTGGCCCCAGAGGAATATGTTGCAGAGATCATCAAGATTGTAACAGAAATCTCTCCTGTGCGCTCTGTTGCTCGTATCCGTCAAACAAACTCGAAAGAGATTGAAATTCCACAAAAAACCGCGAACTTTGCAGCGGCTTGGACTGCGGAAACAGGCACACGTTCAGAAACCACTGGTTACACCACGGCTCTGAAAACTATTGCAACCCACGAAGCCTATGCTCTGGTTGATATTTCGAGCCAGTTGTTAGAAGACAGTGCTTTCAATATGGAAGCGGAAATGAACCAAGAGTTTGCTGAGCAGTTTGCTAAAGCTGAGGGCAATGCCTTCATCGTAGGCAACGGCACCAACAAACCAACAGGCATCACTCATGGTAACGTTGTCGCTCACACCGCCACAGGTGCAGCATCAGCGGCTATCAGTACTGATAACCTGATGGATTTGGTTCACGGCTTGAAATCAGAATATGCGGCAAACGCCACAATGATGTTCAACAGAACGACATTGGGAATTATCCGTAAACTGAAAGATACTGCTGGTCAGTATATCTTCCAGACTGGTTTCTCAGGTCAATCTGGTGCGCCAAACACAATCATCGGCACCCCATACGTGGAAGCCCCTGATGTAGCAGATGCCGCCTCTGGCGCAAAATCTGTTCTTATCGGTGACTTCCGTCGCGGGTATATGATTGTGGACCGCATTGCGCTTTCAGTATTGCGTGATCCATACAGCCAAGCTTCAACTGGCCTTGTGCGCTACATTGCTCGCAAGCGTGTTGGTGGTGAGGTTGTTCTTGCGGAAGCCATGCGCGTTCTGAAACACGCAACTTCATAAACAATTTGGGGGGGGCAGCTTTGCCCCTCCTATCCACAAGGGTTTGATATGAAAAAAGTTGTAATGACGTACAGCGTTGTGGGAGAAGCCAACGCAGACGGAACAAGCGCAAGGCGTTATTTGATAGGGGAAGAATTGCCCCTTGGTAAAACTTGGGAAAAAAAGATTGCAGCGGATATGATCTCAAGAGGCGCGGCAATGGAAGTCCAAGGCAATGCCGAAATTGCAGAGACGAAAAAGAAACCTCGCGCAAAAAAGAAAACAGATTGAAAAAGGAATATAGGCCATGTCAGGTTTGGAAGAAGTCACAGGCCCAACCGTTGAGCCTATAAGCCGAATTGAAGCTAGAGAACATTTACGCCTCGATGATGATGTTGATGACGCTCAAGTAAGAGCTTACACGTTAGCGGCGAGAATGTGGGCTGAAAATTACACAGGCCGCGCCCTCATCACAAGAACGGTTGCTCAATACCTTGACGGTTTTTCTCAGCTTGACACGCCTCTGTGGGAAGGCTGGAAGACAGGTCCAGATATTGTCAAATATGAAAACAACATTGAGCTTGCTCTGGCTCCAGTTATCTCTGTGGCTCATGTAAAATATTTTACAAAAGATGACACAGAACATACTTGGGCAAGCTCAAACTATTACGTTGACAGCATAAGGGAGCCAGCCAAAATAATTTTGAGAGACGGTGGAAATTATCCAACGAACCTCAGAGCCGCTAACGCTTTAAAAATAACTTTTGATGCGGGATATGGAGCAACCCCGAATACTGTTCCAGAGCCGATCAGGGTGGCGATACTGCAATATATGGCTTTTATGTATGAGCATCGTGGCGATTTTGAGCAATCAACCCCGCCAACGCCACCCGCAATATTGACGCAGCTTCTACAGCCTTATCAAATCATGCGGTTTTCTGGAACGCCTTATAAGGCTTTACCAGTCGCAGGGATTGGGTAAATGAAGATTGGGGCGATGCGATATAAGGTGCAGATACAAAGCGCCACCAGAGCAGCCGACAGCGGCGGCGGCGCAGCCCTTACATGGACTAAGGTTGCTGACGTTTATGCGGATATTCAGCCGCAGAACTCGAAAGAGAGTGTTTTCGGAACCGAAAATCAAATCAGAGAAGTAACCCAATCAAAGATCTACATTCGTTATAGAAAAGACGTTTCTTTTAAAAACAGAATTGTTCAAACATATAGCCAGAACGGCGTATCTGCCATTCGCACATTTAACATTAATGGCGTTGTGAATGTAGGAAATCGTTTTCGCTTCTTAGAATTGACATGTGAGGAGGGTGTCCCGACATGACAATAAGAACCAAGATGATCAGGAAAAACGCTACAAACTCAGTCGTTCGAAGTTACGAAAGCCAAGTTAAAAAAATTATTGCCTTTGCGGGGCAGGAAATAAGAAACATTGCTGTGCAAAGTATTCATCAGGCAAGCCCAGCCGGAAATACCTACGAAAAATATTCTCCGCGCAGAACCCACACTGCGGCAAGAAAAGGAAATCCTCCTAATACAGATACGGGATATTTGGCAAATAACATAAATATGGTTTTTACTGCCAATAGATTGGGTGTAGAAGTCGAAAGCCGCGCTGAATATTCTGCATATTTAGAATTGGGCTGGACAACACCAACGGGTCAGTTTGTGCAATTTCCATTTCTTGTTCCAGCCACGGAGGAAGTGCGCCCTAAAGTTCGCAAGCTTATGCGTGGATTAAAAGCAAAGGGTGGGATTAAATAATGGCACTTCACTCTTGGGAACTTCAAAAAGCGATTTACGCTCATATGAATGGAAGTGTGACAGGTATCGGCGGGAGCGGAACCGAAAGTCTTGAATATGCGGTCACAGTTCAGTATGGGAAATTTTATATTGACGGGGCGCTTACCCCGACATTGACGCTCAAGCGAGGGTCGACTTATAAATTCAAGCAAGACGATGGCAGCAATGGATCGCACCCGTTTTACTTCTCTACCACAAGCGATGGAACGCATGGGGGCGGGTCTCAATACACAAATGGCGTTACGCATTATGGCACGGCGGGAAACGCTGGCTCTTACAGCTTGATCACTGTCGCAGCAAACGCGCCAGACACTCTATATTATTATTGCGCCAATCATGGCGGCATGGGAGGGCAGCTTACCATCACAGCGGCCCCAACACCTGTGAATGTTCCAGTTTATGATGATGTTCCAGAAGAAACAGTTTATCCCTACATAATTCTCGGTGAAGAAACAGCCGCGAATAATGGAAGCAAAACGCTAGATGGCGTGGAGCATACACTTACGGTTCATGCTTGGTCACAGTATCGTGGTCGGCGTGAGATAAAAGAGATTATGCAATCGGTCTATTCTTTGTTGCATAACTCTGCTATAATTGTGAGTGGAGCCTCTTTGGTGAACTTGCGGCAAGAGTTCGCAACAACACTAACTGAGAATGATGGAATAACGCGGCATGGGGTCATAAGATTTCGCGCCGTTGTGTTTGATAGCTAAGGAGTAATAAAACATGGCGGCTCAAAAAGGTTCAGCCCTACTACTAAAAATCGGTGCAAGCGCTGCGGCTGCGGCGGCATCTGATACTTACACCACAATCGGAGGATTGCGTTCAACCTCTATTAGTCTTAATCAAGAGACAGTGGACGTCACCACAAAAGACAGCGCAAATGCTAGAGAATTACTAGCTGATGCTGGCGTGGAAACCGTTGCGGTTTCTGGGTCGGGTGTTTTCACTGATGCAACGTCAGAGCAAACTTTGCGTACATCATTCGGTGGTGCGAACATTCCAAACTTTGAAATCGTTATTCCCGATCTCGGAACGTATCAGGGCAAGTTCCAGATTACGACTTTGGAATATGCCGGTGAATATAACGGTGAGATGACTTACTCTATCACGCTAGAAAGTTCTGGCGCGGTTGTGTTCTCGTAAGGAGTTATGAATGGGCTGGCAAAATACGTCCGTAGAGGTCGGTGACAAAACTTTCTCGGCCCATCGTAAGGAAAATATCTTTTCGGTTCCCTGCGCCTCTGGTTTAGAGGCGGGGGATACTTTCAAGGCAGAAGGTAAAATCTATAAATCCTCATCCCTTACCGATTGGTTAAATAGGGGTGAGGTTTTTCATATTGAAGTAATGGAGGTCAAGAATGACAAACCCAAAGCGCGGAGAAATGCAGCTAAATCTGGGCAGCCAGAAGTTTCAGTGCAAAATCAACATGGACGTGATGATGCGGATTGAAACCAACATAGGTGGATCTCTTTTAAAATTAGCTAATAATATGCAAGCAGCGGATATAAGCGCATCACAGATGGTCGCTGTATTAACGCCCGTTATCAGATCAAGCGGAGAAGATGTTAAAGACGCGGATGTTAAAAAGATCATTTGGGAGGCGGGTGTCGCAGATGGTTTGAAAGCTGTTGCAGAAGTTATTGCATTTATTGTGAGCGGCGGTGAGGAAATGGCGGGAAACGAACAGGAGGCGGGAGCACAAGCTTAGATGATGACTTGCCTTGGAACGATTGGATGAAATTGGCCCTTGGCAAAATGCGGATGACACCAGATGAATTTTGGAATTGTTCTTTCGTTGAATTTATCGCGGCTTGTGACGGTTTTATTGAGTTTAATTCTGATGGCAAACCGCCGCCATTATCGAAGAATGAACTAGAGGAATTGATGGAGTTGCACCCAGACTAATGGCTACTACAGTTGATGAAATCCTAGTTCGAATTGAAGCGGATATGTCCGATCTGCGCCGTGACATTAATAAGGCAACACGCCATGTTGATCAAAGCGCGAACAAGATGTCCTCAAGCTTCAAGAAGGTTGGCACTGCTATTGCTGCGATAGGCGGGGCGGCTGCTCTTATTGGCTTCACAAAGGGCGTGATTGCCACAGGCATCCAAGTTGATAACCTGCAAATCAAAATGCGGACCCTATTTGGTTCAGCCGAAGATGGTGCAAAAGCTTTTGACATGCTTGATAAGTTTGCGGGAAAGGTGCCATTTTCTTTGAGAGAAATCTCTGCTGGCGCTGGTCCATTAGCCGTTGTGGCTAACGATGTTGACGATATGAACCAGTTATTACAGATCACTGGTAACATTTCCGCATTGACGGGAAGATCTTTCAACGAAATTGCAGGTCAAATCCAGAAAGCAATGTCGGCGGGTATCAACAGCGCAGAAATACTGCGGGATGATGGTATCAAAGCCATGCTTGGCTTCAAGGACGGGGTAGCTCATTCTGTTGCGGATACCGTGAAGCGTCTGCAAGAAGGATTTGGCATCGGCGGTAAGTTCGATGGCCTGATGGATGATATGGCTAAAACGGCGGGCGGCGCAATGTCGATGGTCGGGGATGCGTTTTTCCAAATGCAGAAAGCTATATTTAGCGCTGGATTAGGCGAGGCTGTTATTAAATTATCAGTCGCGTTTCGCAATCTTTTGATAGCTGCAACACCTATTCTTGCCGTGATGGGGCAAATTGCTAATGCGTTTGCGACTGTTCTTGTTCCAGTAATCAACACCCTTGCTTCAAGCTTAGAAATTGTGGCTCCCTTGCTTGCTTTGCTTGTTGTTAGATTTGTGGCGGTAAAAGTTGCGGCTATGGCTGGGGTGGTTGCAAATAAGCTTTACGCCATTTCTATGGCAAATATTGCCTTGCAAACTGCCCTTGCTGGAAAACCTCTTGGGCGATTGATGAAGTTAAAGCTTGGGTTCAAGGGCTTAATTACTGCTCTTGGGCCAGCGATGAAAATCTTTAGGGGCATAATTGGAAGATTAATACCTGTCGCCGTTTTGGTGGGGATCATTAAGATTGTTGATGGCCTCATGAAAGTATGGCGGGCGTCAAAAGATGTTGGCGATATGTTCAAGAATTTAAAAGAAGTTTTCAAATTATTTGTCCAATTTGGTGCAGATAAATTTGATGAAATGAAACACAAGGTTGTTTCTATTGGGCTTCGGATTTCTCAGCTGGTGCAAAATATAACATTTAAGCTCAAGCAAATTATTGTTGACGGAATGAATGAGCTTATAACCAAATATAATGCTGTTTTAAGAAAATTTGGTCTTGGCGGCAGGCAAGTTGACCCAATGTCAGACCCAGATCAAAGTGGGCTTCAAGAGGCTTCTGCGAAATTGACAGCTTCGATTGAGGCAGAGGAAGCAGCGGCGAAAAAAGCAGCAACCAGTCTTGATGCATTAAAAGCAAAGCTTATTGAGCTTGGCGTTATGGAGCCAATGAAAGATGCGGTAGCAAGCCTCGAGGGCGATATTGGTAAGATCCCTGCCCTTACGGATCTTGTGGACGGTGAAGCCGTAAAGATGGCGAACAATATGCAAATCCTTGCGGATGGGATGGCGCAGATTGGAGATGGAGTTGTAAGCACCTTTAGGCAAATGCTTGATGGCGCGAAGTTTTCAATGGGAGATATGACAGATCTTGTTAAAGCCGCTGTCAGAGATATGATTGCACAGCTTTTCCGTTTAGCTGTTGTAAATCAAATGATGAACGCAATGTTTGGGGGTGTTGCTGGTTTTGAAAAGCTCCCTACAATTCCACTTTTGGCTGGTGGGGGAACCTTACAAAGGGGGCAACCGACAATCGTTGGGGAGCGAGGCCCAGAACTCATTGTTCCAAATTCTTCTGGAACAGTTTTGAATAATCACGAAACATCAAGAGCGCTTGGAGGCGGTGGGGCTACTGTCGTAAATCAAACGATCAATGTTGAAACTGGTGTTTCTCAAACTGTTCGCGCCGAAATGATTTCGCTATTGCCCAAATTCAAGAAAGATACGATGGCGGCTGTTCTCGATGCGAAGCGGCGCGGTGGCACATATGGAAAGGCTTTTGCATAATGGCACTCATTACAATGCCCTCAAGCCCAGCGTTTACAAGTTCCGAGTGGGGCATGAGGCGCGGTGTCGCTGTCTCGCAAAGCCCTTTTACGGGGAAAGAGCAAACCTTCAAATACGCCAGAGCGCAATGGTATGCGGTCCTCTCACTGCCTCCCATGAAGCGAGATCAGGCCGCAGAATGGCAAGCGTTCTTTTTATCTCTTGAGGGTCGAGCCAATACATTTCTTCTTGGAGATCCAGACGCGAAAACAATTCGTGGAACTGCAACATCTGCCTCTGTTGGGGCCAGCGGCGCAATCGGGGATAGCGTTGTGAACCTTACCCTTGGTTCTGGAAAGACCTTAAACAAGGGAAGCTATATACAGTTAAATACGTCTACCAACGCGCGTTTGCATATGATTGTGGATGATAACACTGGTAACGGCACTTGCGCTATCCAGCCCCCTCTCAAGGCCGCTATAACGACATCTACTCCCGTTGATATAACCTCGGCGCAAGGTGTCTTT